TTGGTGCAAACAGACAAAGGTGAATCAATAAATATTGAATGTTTCCCAGTAATTGAAGGTGGTTGGAATGGTTGGGCATCTGTTTTTGAAGCAAAAGAAGAATTTGTTCCTAAACCTCAATATCAGGCTAGGCCAAATTTAAGGCAAGAGCCAAGTTCATCGAAACCAGTATTTGACGATGATTCAATACCATTTTAAATTAGAATGGGTATAATGATGTTACTTTAAGGAGAACATCATGGAAAAACAATGTTTTAAATGCAACACGGTTAAATCTTTTAGTGAGTTTTATAAACATCCAGCAATGAAGGATGGTTATGTCAATAAATGTAAGGAGTGCAACAAAAATGATGTTACAGCCAACAGGAATAAGAATATTGAAAAAATCAGGGCTTATGACAGAGAGAGGTCGAAAAACCCAGAACGCATTAAGTCAACCGCAGAAATTACGAAAGCATGGAGAGCTGAAGACAAAAGGAGAGGTCGTGCACATTCAGCCGTATCTCACGCCATACGGAGTGGAACTTTGGTACGACAACCATGCTGCCGTTGTGGAGAGCCAAAATCCATTGCTCATCACGAAGATTATGACAAACCTCTTGAAGTTGTTTGGCTTTGTCAACCTTGCCATAAGCAAAGACACAAAGAAATAACATGGAAAAAAACATGAATCCATTACCAAAATATAACGAAAAAGGTGAGTTAGACACTAGGCTAAGAGTAGACCCAATAACAGGTGACGTAGGAATTGGAACGGCTAAAGAAGTTGTTACCTTTTACAAACCTCCTGAACCAGTTGGTTATTGGTGTTTGTATGGTGGTGGACATACAACAAAATTTGCAATGTATGCAAAACCTACTAATGAACAAATCAAAAACACAACAGAATTGTTGGGATGGATTTGGGAGGATGCAAAATGACTAAAGAAGAAATCATTGAGATGGTTATGCAAATAGGTGGATGTGAAAGACCAGAGGATGATTCACCTGCATTAAAAATGTTTATAGACTTTGCCAAAATGGTAGCAGAAAAAGAACGTGAGGCGTGTGCTGAAATTTGTGATGGTTTTTACTTATCATGGATAGACATACAAGGTAGATACGAATTCATGGGTGAGGGAGCAAGCGAATGTGCTGGTGCAATCCGAGCAAGGGGACAAGGATGACTGACGAAGAAATACACAACATTTATTTGCACATGAGTGGCAAAGCAGAGGGGTTGGTTGAAGCGAATGGCACGGCTGACTTTCCTGTATTGTTTGCTAGAGCAATCCTTGAATACGATAGACTGACAAAAGATGCACAAAACATGGCATCTAAATCTACCTATAAAGAACAACTAGAAACAAAAGATGAGCCTGTGGCATTGGTAGCAGAAGTTCACATAAGTCGGTATACCATTGAATGGACAAATGGACCACTGCCACAAGGTACAAAGCTCTACACCACACCACAACGCACATGCGTACGGCTGACTAAAGAGGAAATAAACGAAGGTTTACTGCGATCTTTTTATGTTTTGGAGAAAGCTAGAGCGTGGAGAGATGGTGTTGCATGGGCAGAAGAAATTTTGAAGGGAAGAAACCAATGAGCGACTTATTTAACATGATGAACTTACCTAGTTTTGGCACTTTGCCTAAGTTTTTGGCAAGAAAAGAAGCCCCAGAAACGTCTAAAGAGGCAGCAGAGAAGGTAGATACCCAAACCCTTGAAAGAATCGTTTATGAGGTCATTAGAAGCCATCCTGAGGGGTGTATATCTGACCAAGTGCTTGCCCAACTCCATAACCTGCCTTATGGGTCAGTTACAGCTCGTTATGCTGCCTTAAAACGCAAGAAGTTAATTTATACAACTGACGAAAAAAGGGAAGGAAAAGCTGGTAAGCCTCAGTATGTGATGAGGGCTGCTTAAAAAAGTAGTTGACAAATCTAAATTGTGATATAGTGGAATGGCTACAAAAAGTAGTGTTTTTTGCAAAGAAACAAAGGATTTATCATGGGTTATCCAAAAATGGAGAAAGAGCCAAAGGGAGTTACATCTTCTGATCGCACAGGCATGAAGAAGGTAAGCGTTCCTATGGAAGACAAAGAAGTATTTCGAACAGGTATGACTGGTGAAAGAGTGCCAAAGGGTGCTTTATCTTCAGACACATCTGGTGAAAGAAAAAGACCCATCATGGGTGGTGTTGGCATGGGTAAGGCTGATGGTATTGGCGAGCGTGACGCTGGTCATATGGGCCATCACGATGGACGTTTGGGTGAAATGAACACAGGCTCAAGAGAGCACGTTGTTTACGAGCACAAGCGTTACGACCACGACCAAGATGGTATGTAAAGCGAAACCCATCTAAGTGAGCATACCTAGATGGGCTTCTAACCAAGAAAGTAAGAGGGTACTTTAATGGCTGGAAATGATTGTAAGTCATGCAGACATTTTCATGGCAAGGATTTGGGAGTTTGTAGGAGATACCCTACTTACCAAATGAGACATGAAAATGAGGTCTGTGGAGAATTTGCAGGGAAAGCAGTTGCCAAGCCTTTACCTGATTCTGATGAGTCAGGTGTTTTTTCGCACATGGAAAGGCAGCTCTTAGAATTACCAGTTCTTGAAGACCCCCCAAAACGCAGAGGGAGGTTAAAGAAATGATAAAGCCACTATTTGACAGAGTTGTTGTCAAGCCTAAAGTAAGAAAACTCTCAGACATTATTTACGTTGCCAACAAAGAACCTTTTAACGAAGGAACTATTGTTGCTGTTGGCCCTAAAGTCGATCAAGCTCAAGTAGGAGACTTCATTAAATACGGTAATGGAGACTATTTGAACTGGCCAACACAGAAAATTGATGGTCAAGACTATCAAATCATTCAAGAAGCAGACATTTGTGCAATTGTTGAGGAGTAAAACATGCCACTAATCAAAGGTAAGTCTGAGAAGACTCAAAAGAAAAACATCGAAACTGAAGTAAAAGCTGGTAAGCCAGTTAAGCAAGCAGTTGCCATTAGCTACGCTGTAAAGCGTGAAGCTGAAAAGAAATCAATGAAAAAAGGAAAATAAATGTTTAACTTCACACACTCAACTCAAGAACTTAACTTGGTAATCCAGTCTTTAGAGCACAAGATCAGAGACATGACTGAGTTGCTTAACAAAATGGTAGCTCAAGCACAAGCTCAATCTCAACTTCAAGCTCAAGCACCAAAACCTGAAGAAACTAAAACGGAATAGCAATAATGCCAACAGTAACAAGTGCAAATAAGGCAGAATTTGACAAAGCTGAAATGCTCAAACGTGGTTTATTGAAAGAAGACAATAGCCATCAAGAGATATTGCACAGAATGTCAAAGAATTTGCCTGAAGACGTAGAAAGCGCTGCTTTTGGGCATGAAGGTTATATATATCACACTCCATTAAGGCCAATCGAAAACTCACAACAATCCATGCTAGGTGCAAAAATAACACCTATACATGAAAGAGCATTTGTATCTGATAAGCCAATTGAATCACACAAAATCAACAAAATTGAAGCTAGACCCATTTCACATGAAGCTATAAAGCATTTTGCAAAAGAATTGGCAGATAAGGGTGTTGAAGGTTTAATGCACAAAAGCAATCAAAAGTTTTCATTTATACATGAAAGCCCAAAAGAAAAAGGTAAACATCAAGCAACCGAATATGATAAATCAGGAGCAATTGGAGATATGCAACGTAAAGACAAAGCCGAGGCTATTCATACTTTGTTAGATAAAGGTTATACAAAGATTTTGCCAAAAGAAAGAATTAGCCATTTAATCCAAAAAGCAATGTTGAAATGAATAAAGAAGAAATTATAGATATAGCTAGACAGGCTGGTGCTATGGCTGGTCATGTGGCATGGGAGGAAAGAGATTTATTTCCTGTGTTTGAACGTTTTGCTATGTTGATAGCAAGAAATGAGCGTAAAGATATTTGGGACATGATAAAAAAATATGGAGATGGTTTACCAAGCAATGATATAAAAGTTACTTGTATGTATTTTTGCGATCATATCAATGAAAGAAATTTTAAATGACTAAAGAAATAAAGTCATTTGGTAGACCAACTCTCTATGACCCTGCATATTGCGATCAGGTCAGGGAGTTAGGTGCATTGGGCAAAAGTATAGAACAAATTAGTTACAAATTGGGTGTTTCATTAAGAGTAATTTACGACTGGAAAGACAAGTACCCAGACTTTCTGCATGCCTTGGATGATGCTAAGATAGCTGAACAAAATTGGTGGGAAGAACAAGGCCAGTTGTATATGCTTGAGCACAAGGATGGAGCTAAACTGAATGCTAGTATTTGGTCAAGAAGCATGGCAGCAAGGTTTCCCAAGAAATATAGGGACAATAGCAAGGTAGAGTTAACAGGAGAGGGTGGAACACCACTCATCCCAAGTATTCAGGTGACGTTTGTCAAGCCTAACGAAGTTGGTGAAAAGGATTAGCCCCTTGGATGGGTTTCATAGAAGTGTTGTCCTGTCCAACCATGCTTTATGGGAGCACCAACTGTGAATCTGCAAGAAGCCATTAACAAGGTAGAGTTTCCTGAAAAGCTGGAATGCCTGTTTAAGCCATCAAGATATAAAGTATTGTGGGGCGGTCGAGGTGGAGCAAAGTCTTGGGGCATAGCTAGGGCTTTGCTGATTCAGGGTGCTATCAAGCCTTTACGCATTCTTTGTGCTCGTGAGTTTCAAACCTCAATCAAGGATTCAGTTCACAAGCTGTTAAGTGACCAGATTGCGTCTATGGAGCTAACTGAGTTCTATGAGATTACTGACAGAACGATCAGGGGTAAGAATGGTTCAGAATTCAATTTTGTAGGACTGAAGAACAACGTAGCTAACGTCAAGTCTTATGAGGGTGTGGACATTTGTTGGGTAGAGGAAGGCCAAAGCGTGTCTGCTAGGTCATGGGATGTGTTAATTCCTACGATCAGGAAAGAACAATCAGAGATTTGGGTAAGTTTTAACCCAGAGTTAGAGTCAGACAATACTTACCAACGTTTCATCATCCATAGCCCAAGTGATGCCCAAGTCATTAAGATTAACTGGTCAGACAATCCTTGGTTTCCTGAGACGTTAAGGTTAGAAAAGGATGCTCTAAAAGCTCGTGACCCTGAAGCCTATGCAACAGTTTGGGAAGGTGTTTGTAGGCAAACTGTAGATGGTGCTATCTTTGCCAAAGAGCTGCAGATGGCTGAATTGCAAGGCAGGATTGCCAAAGTTAACTATGACCCTGTTAAGCCAGTTCATGCAGTCTTTGACCTTGGTTGGTCAGATGCAACTGCAATATGGTTTGTTCAGTTCATTGGCATGGAGACAAGGCTAATCAGATACCATGAAACAAGCCAAGAAACGATTTCATCAATCATGGCTAAGTTGCAGACCTTTGGCTACATGATAGATACATTGTGGTTGCCACACGATGCCCAAAACAGGACGTTAGCATCAAATGGCAAGAGCATCGAAGAAATAGTGCGTTCTTTAGGATTTAAGACTAGAATATTGGAAAGAGTGCCAATTGTTGACTCTATTAACGCTGCAAGGACAATCTTTCCTAATTGCTATTTTGATCGCACTAACTGTGAAGAAGGGCTACAAGCCTTGAGGCATTACAGATATGAGGTCGATCCTGATACCAAAGCATTTAGCAAGACTCCATTGCACGACCAATACAGTCATGGTGCTGATGCCTTTAGGTACATTGGCTTAATGGTCAATGAGCCTAAAAAGGTAGTTAAGAAGGCAGTATATCAACCCTCAATCAATTGGATGGGCTAAAAATGGACGATCTTGAATCAAATGGTCTAATCGAAGAAGCACAGGAGTTCTTGCATCTGTGTACTACAGCAGACATGATGAATCGTCAGGAAGCCCTAGAAGACCTTAGATTTAGTGCTGGTGACCAATGGCCTGTTGAGATTCAAAACAGTCGTACGCTTGAATCTAGGCCTTGCCTGACCATCAATAAGATAGATGCTTACGTTCGCCAAGTCGTGAACAACATCAGGCAGCAAAGACCAAGAATCAAAGTCCATGCTGTAAACAATAATCAAGACATTAAGATGGCTGATATCATTCAAGGAATGATTAGGCACATTGAAGTTAACTCAGATGCTGACCAAGCCTATGACACAGCAGTAGACTTTCAGGTCAGGATGGGATGGGGTTTTATCAGGGTTACTCACGACTATGTAAGCCCTGATAGCTTTGACCAAGAAATCTTTATCAAGCCCATCATTAACCCATTCACAGTCTATTTTGACCCTAATTCAGTAGCTCCTGATGGCTCAGATGCTGAAAGGGTGTTGGTTTCTGAGGTATTAAGCAAGGAAACATTTAGAAAAATGTATCCTGATGCTGACGATGGTGCTCAGTTTAACCTTAGAGGAACTGGTGACACCAACGCAGAATGGGTGACCAAAGAGGATATTCGCATTGCTGAATATTTTTATACAGTACAGAAGAAAACCAAGCTATTGATGCTTGCTGATGGATCAAAAGTCTATAAAGAAGACTTCAAAGGCAAGGCAGAAGACGTTATTGACCAACGTGACACCATCAAAAAAGAGATAAGATGGGCAAAAGTCACAGGTATGCAAGTGCTTGAAGAAGGTGTTTGGGCAGGTAAATACATTCCCATTGTGCCTGTTTATGGTCAGCAATTGATTGTTGAGAACAAGCGTAAGAAATTTGGCATGGTCAGGCAAGCCAAAGACCCACAGAGGATGTACAACTTCTGGCAGACTAGCTTAACTGAATCTATTGCCCTAGCACCCAAGCCTAAATGGTTGATTGCTGAAGGCCAAGACGAGGGCCATGAGACTGAATGGGCACAAGCTAACATCAAGAGTGCTGCAGTCCTGCGTTACAAGCAAAAAGACATTGAGGGTATGCCAGCTCCTGTGCCTACTCGCATTCAACCAGAAGCTCCTCCTGCAGGAATTATGACTGCTTCTGCCCAAGTATCCCAAGATATGCAAGCAGTTATTGGTATTGTTGACCCTAATCAGTTACCCACAGGCAATATTTCAGGTAAAGCCTTGAATGGTCAGCAACAACAGGTGGATATTAGCAATTTCCACTTTTACGACAATTTGACTCGTTCACAACGTCAGATTGGTAAGATTTGCTTGGATTTAATACCCAAAATATACGATGCTCAACGCACCATGAGGATTATTGGAGAAGATGGCAAGCCTGATTTGGTTGAAATTAACACTTATGGGGTAGATGAAGAAGGTGTTTACAGGGTGCTGAATGACACAACCATTGGTGAATATGACATTGTGATGGACACAGGTCCGGGCTACAACAGCAAGCGTCAAGAAGCCATCGAAAGCATGATGCCCTTGCTCGCAGCAGACCCAAGCCTGATGCAGATTGCTGGTGACCTGTTCTTTAGAAACATGGACTTTCATGGTGCTCAGACCATTGCAGACAGATTGGCAGCAGCTAATCCCATGTCCAAGATTGATGAGAAATCTAAGATTCCTCCACAATTTCAGATGCAGTTGGCTATGTCTCAGCAACAGTTACAGGAAATGCAGCAACAAGTTCAGCAGTTGCAGATGACTATTAAACAGCGTTCAGACATTGAAGCTGTTAAGCAAGAGGCAGAAACAAAGCGTGAATTGATGCGTCAAACTGCCAAAGCACACAATACTGAGTCCATGCTTGAGGCTAAAGTGCATGACGTTAACATGAGAGCTGTTACAACTCAGAACAAAACAGAAATTGAGTCAATCATGGAGTTATTGTTGCATCACATGGATACAGCAAGGTTGGAGCGTGAAATTGCAGCTAGAAATGCTGAGCAGTTCCAATATGCTAACCAGAGTGTGCAGTCTATACAGTAATTGACACAGTAATGATTTCGGTCTATATTGACCAAAAACCTTACCAGTTAGGTTAACTGGGCAAATCCTTGGATAAAACCATGTCAGACAAAGAAGCAGGACAAGTCCTGACGAGTGAAAACTCAGCAGATTTTTACGCTAATAAATTAGGTTTAGCTACTGAAACTGAGCCTGTGCAAACAGAGGTGGTTGAGGTTAAGAGTGAGCCAGAGGCGCAAGATGATGCAAAGCCAGCAGAAGACCCAAAGCCAAATCGACTAGAGAAGCGTTTTACAGAGATTACTAGACAACGTGAAATGGCTCGTCAGGAAGCTGAACGAGAGCGTACGAGGGCTAGTGAGCTAGAGGCAAGGCTAAAGGAGCTAGAAGCCAAGGTCAACCCTAAACCAGTTGAGCAAACTTCAGAGCCACAACCAGAGCAATTTGAAACTGCTTTTGATTATGCGAAAGCATTAGCCAAATACTCAACTGAAGAAGCGTTAAAAGAGCGTGACAGACAGGAAGAATTGCGTAGAACTGAAGCAGAACGTGCTAAGACATTCGAGGCATGGAATCAGAGGCAAGCGCAAGTGAAGGCAGAGTTACCTGACTATGATGACATGATTGCATCTTCAGATGTGGTGGTGTCAGACCAAGT